TTCCACTTGTGGCTGCGCTTAATGCATCTTTACCTATTGCTGTTAGACCAAGTTGACTGACAGCAGCGTCAGCAGCACCAGAACCTACGGCGGTTGCGTTGCTACCTGTGAATGCTTCAAGCGCATAATAGCCAACTGCTACATTGTCATCTGTTGCCGCTGACGAAAGTGACCAAACACCCATACAAGTGTTCCTATTACCTGTTGTAATTGCATCACCAGCAACAACCCCAACTGCTGTATTATTGTCACCACCATTACAAGCCGCCAACGCACCCTGTCCAACGGCAGTTAAACGCAGATCACTAACTGATGCTGCTGCTGCACCACTACCAACAGCGGTTGCGTTGCTTCCGCCGAATGCATAGAGCGCATTATAACCTATTGCGGTATTATCATTTTCACAATCAGTAGAATGTAACGCAGACTTTCCGACAGCAGTATTTTGGTCGCCAGCGATAGTTGATGATAATGAATATGAACCAACCGCAGTATTACTATGACCAGCGCCTGACATTGCATCCATTGAATACGCGCCAACTGCCGTATTGTCATCAGCGGCATTATCGTTTAGCGCAGTCAGCGCACTAGCACCAATAGCTGTATTGCGAAGCGCACCAGTTGTTATGTGGGTTGCGTTTGAATCTAGCGCATCTTTACCAACCGCCGTGCTGTCTAAATTGCCGCTTGCACCGTGGCCAATGTCCAGCGAGCCGACTGTGATGCCAGTTGCAAAAGTCGATGCAGCCGCAGTGTCAAGTTTTACATCAAGATTGCCAGCACCATCAAACAACTCAATATAACCATTGTCACTATTATCTTTACCTACACGAAACACATTCCCACCATCATCTGCTAGGGCCAGAATAATATCAGCAGCAGCGGCAACGTGTGACTTAACTGTTAAAGGTTTTGTTGGTGTTACACCAACACCCAAGAACGCTGGGCCATCATCTACTGACTCTATAATATAAATACCATCTGTACCACCATCAGACGGCTGCCATTGCATGATCTCACCAGCACCATCTCCACGGATGATAGGTTCGTTCTCGTAAGAAACGCCTGATGTGGTAATTACTCCCTGTTGTACAATCCGTGCCATTTTAGTATCCGTTTATGTTGTTGCTAGGCTGCGCTGGATAATCAGTAACTGCATAGTCTGGCGATGCCAGCGTAAATACAGCTATACCGTTGTTTGCATCTGAAATTATGTTGAGACTGCTGCCCACATTATCACTCAAGTCAACCTGCGTTCCCGGTGCTAACTTTGTGTGGTAAACAGATGTGGTTGCAGCCGTTGAGCCATAACGTAAGAATAAATTTGTAGAACCTGTGTTCTGCAACAAAGCCTGTGCGTAGTTTACATTTGGGTCCCAACCAAGGCTGGAATCAGCTACATTAGCCGTGTCTATGTCAACTTGAGAGGGTGTGTTGTAGGTAACACTCCTATCAACAGCGGAGGGAGTTTTTACAATAGCCATAATATTTTAAAGGAAAGGGGGGCCGAAGCCCCCCATGATTGTTAAGCAGTGCGTCTGCGACGATATACAATAGGTAGGCAATGCCGTGCATCACCCGGAATACCACCGTGTATTGTCTGCGAGATGAACTTCAGGAAGTCACCATAGACATTCAAGTCCCAACCTTCGCCAGCACCGTTTGTTATGTCGGTAGTTGAGGCTGTCGGAACCAAGAACTGATCGGTCAAGTCAATCTGACCATTCCAATTCATGCCATACAGTTTCTTCTTGGAGACGTTCTTGCCAGCAAACTCTTTTGGCGGTGGGCCAACAGAGATCGCCTTAAAGGCATCTGCACCACACAAGAATGCAACCTCATTAGAACCAATATCATTACTGGCACTTGAAGCAATCTTGGTATAATTCGAGTTAGGTACAACCTTGTTGTTAGTGACAGTTTGTGGGTTGACCCACGCACCCGTGTCTGTAAAACGCAACGGGAATGGATCAAACTTAACTGTAATCTTACCCCACAAATCGCCAGCAAAGCCCTCATTAACGAGGTTCATGTTGGCGGGAGCAAGACGACGACCAGTTTGAGCCGCCAAGTCACTATCCCACATGAGCGATGCCCATGCTTCAGTTGAACAAACAAGAACATACTTACCCTTAATCATCTCAGAGGTCTTTGGAGTACCAAATTGACGATCAAATGGTGGTGCTTGAACATCCTCCTGCAAGACAAGCATAGCTTTATACAAGTCTTTCAGCGTTAAAGCTCCAGCTTCTTGACCGGAACCGCCTGTTACCAGTGAATCACGATACTCCTGTCCACCGCCTTCACCAATTGCAGCTGTGGTAGAAGAAGTACTATCAGCATCAGCATCAATAGTGCGAATCTGATCTTGTGTCAGTGAGACTTTTGCAGCATCTCCATCAAGATCAACAGAACTTGATAAATAACCAGATCCACCTTTAGAAATATAAAGGTCTGGTGTTTGATACCACATCAAGGTTCGGATGAACTGATTCTGTGATGTCTGGATTTGACGAACGATGTCCTTATGAGCGTAGGATAACTGGTCACGCCAGAACGACTCAAAGCTGTTAAGGAAACGAAACCGCGTACTCTCATACCTGTGGTAAGAAAGCTTCGCAGACTCATTCCGCTCACCAATTTTGTAGATGTCCTTGAGTGGCGCGTCAGCCAATACATTCGGCGCGAATGTAGAACGCTGTACGGGACTGGGCGTTGGAGTCAACCCTTGAAGGGTGTCTCCCATATTAGGTTGCCACTTAATCGAACCATAAAGAGTGTCGTAGACATTCCATTTGGGAAAAAGGGCAACCTCGTTTTTAACTAGGTAGAAATCCAACTTGTTAAAGTTGTTGGATACTGCCGTTGTAGACATCGCTTGTGCGAGACTACTACTAGGATCAACTGCTGTTACAGCCATAATATTTTAGTATTTACTTTGTTATACACGAGTTTGTGATGCCCTTCACACGAGTAGCGTGGTATGCCCTTACCAATAGAAGCAATTAGAAATCGAGCAACTTGTGTGCCAATTACATGAAGTCTTCCATGAAGGAATCTGTTGTAAAATACTCATCGTCACCTTTTGACTTTGTTGACTTTGAGGTTGGCTCACTACGCAGCATGTCTTTCTTGTTTCGCGTCTGTTTCTTAACCTTTTGCGTCAGTTCTTGCTGCTGTTTAGCCATAATTTGGTTGTTTATCCAAAGATTTGTGGCCAATTCTGTCATTGGATGATTGGAAAAAACTTTTGGCAAAACATCTTTAAAAGTTTTTCGTAACTTGTTTATTGAAGTTTTACCAAAGTTTGGTATTTCAATAATTTTCTTACCCATCTCCTTATCCTCCAACCACTTAAACTGCTTTCGCTGTTCTTCATCCAACATCTGTACGGATTCTGTGTAGCTTTTAGCGTGGTTATGTTGAATTGAATACGCTCTTTGACTGAAGTTTTTACTTAAAGTTTGTGCTTCTGTCAGGGCAGCTTGTACATCAATCTCCGACTCTGATGTAGGTTGATACTCGTCTCGACCAAGAACCAGTTTACCGCTCTTGTCATAACCCTCAATAGAACGCCACGGATCACCTTTACGAATCGCAACAAGTTGCTTTTTCCAGTGTGCATGTTCTTGTGAAGCCTTATCATAGTCTGTGACAAGTTGTTGATATTCGGGATTAAGCGAGTAGGCTTCGGGGTGTGACAGTAAATCCTGCGTTTCCTCGGCAGAGGATTTTTCAGTCTTTAGTTTTTGAAGTTTCTTGGAGAAATGTTCGTAAGCGGAGTTGGACATCTGTTTAGCGTATTGCTTGTCCTCATCATCGTAACCTTCATAACTACGGCCTTTCTCATCCTTTTCTTCTTCTTTATCCTTCAAGGGATCACCGAGGACTTCTTCAGTCGTCAATTCTTCAGACTCCTCTTCAGACTCCTCCGAATCCTCTTTCTCCTCGGACTCCTCTTCGGCCTCCTCTGTCTCCTCTTCTGATTCAGCTTTTTCTTCTGTAGACTCTTCTACCGGCTTTTCAGCTTCTTCTGACTCTTCTGGTTCTTCAAGTACTCTCTCTTCCTTGACTGTGTCTAGTGATTCAACATCCAACTGGTCGCCTACATCAATGTTGCCAAAATCAAACTCTTGCTCCAGAGCTTCCGCTGTTTTTGTATCCGTCTTTGTCATTTATCGTGTTTATTATTTCGTCTATGGTTTTTATCTGTGATGCCGCAATGCGAACATCAGAATCCGAAACAGAACGCTTGGTAGACAGATATGCAACATCTTTAACCAACCGCTCCCGCTCCTGTTGGAGCAGATGCAGGAACACCTTGGTTGTTGGATTGTCCACCCATTGCCGCCATACCTGCTCCTCCAGCACCTCCCTTGTCGCCTCCTGAAATGGCTGCGACCTGCTGCTGTAACGCTTGTAGTTGCTGTGCATAAGGTTGTGCTTCTGGCGTCAGTTGACCTGTTTGCGGATCAACGATAAGACTCTGTATGATTGTTGACATTTGCTGCAACAATTGTGTCTTGGTCTGATCTTCCTTGAGTTGCTCCAGATATTTTGGTGATTCATCTGGAAACAACATTGTCAACATGTCTTCCATGTAAGTAATTGCAAGCGCACTATTTTGCTGGATAACCGGCCAAACTTGCAGCATCTTCTGCGCTTTCTCCTGTCTCTCAACAACATCCGTGTCACCAGCCGGTTTAATGTTGTATTTATGATCCAAGAAATAATGCAAAGGAATTGTTGGATCAATCAAGTTATCCAATACTCGTGACTGATAAATGTCCCAACACTTCTCGTAAATTTGTTTGATCGAAATACTAAAGAGCGCAACCTGTGTTGCTGAAAGAAGTTGGGCTTCTGCCGATGCAGTTTGAATCTCAGTAGCTGTCTTACGACTGTCCTGACGATTCATCGCAGCATAGTTCATCTGCGACTGCTCTTGTGCATTCTGTGTCACAAGAGTCTGAATAGCCGACAACATTGTTGAGTTCGGTGGCGTCAACTGAAATTGTCGAACATTAGAATCAATCAATGCTCCCGGTACAAACTGTACACTAGTCTGCTCATTACTCTGATTTGGATCATCTGTTTCCTTTGAAAAGTAAAAATTAGAAGCTCGACGGTGTGCCGTGACAAATGATGACATCAAAGAACTGACTGCTTCTTGCGTGTGCTTATCCATGTAGGCGCGACCCACACAATTCTTAATGGTCATGTCCTCCGCTATCATGTAATGAAAAATAACGTAGGGATATTCTGTCTCGTAGATTTCACCGCCAGCATCACGTTTACCCAAAAACAGAGGGCGTGGCTTGCGTAACCAGTCGTTGCACCTAGCTACGCAAGACCACCCTACATGAACAATACCCTCTGACCTAAACATGACCTTCTCTACCTTGAACAAAGATTCAGTTTGTTCGTCTACTGGTTCCTCTCCGACCAACGTCTCGACCTCTTTTTTACTAAACTCGCGGCTTTTTGTCATATCAATGAGTTGCTCGCGTGTGAAGTAATGCCGATGTACCAACATGCCACACGCTTGAATGTCGCGTGTGTCGTCTGGGAATGCAAAGTCCTCGTAGTTTACAGATTCTACTCCAAAGTGTCCCGGCTTCGTGTCGTCAAATTGAACTTCAGCCACACAATAACCATGCAATTGCATACAGTCTATTGTACGAAATAGTGGAACCTGCCAGCCGTCGTAACGACAACGCTCCGTGAAATCACGTTCAAGTGGTCCTGTGTTAAATGCCGGATCTGTCGAACTTGAAAAGATAACAGTACGGCGTGAATTGACTATGTAAGAAACATACTTGGCCTGTTCACGGCGTATATTACTGTCGATTATGTGTGTGGGTATATAGACTTCATCTGGAGCCAAGTAACCATCACGACGCTCCAAATCCAAATCAATGTTTAGACGACGTTGCTGTCTTTGGTCTTGTGCTGTAACGTGCTGCTCATCACACAACGAAGCGAGCTTGTGTACGTTAGTTGATGCGTCCTGATAGTTCTTGTAATTGTTGTATTTCATCTCTTAACCAAGGATTAGGTTTTATTGGTTTACCGTAAATTGCTCTGCCAAATGTAACTCGTGGCGAATTTAGCGTAAGTTGTTTATGCTCATGTTTTTCAGGCTTTTTCGCGCCCAATCTCTTTGGTTTCCTACCACGATAGTCAGCGAAGGCAAGCACAAAAGCGTCTGCTCTATCCGGCGACACATGACCCTTTGATCTCGCCTGTTTTTTACTTTCAAGTTGCAACTTGTTTTGCGGCGTAACAACAAAGTATCTGGAAGCCAACTGTTTGCGTAACTTTGTGTCCCGTGGAATCATTATATCACCATACTCAATTAATTTAGCCACGCTAAACCAAAGTTCCGCACCACGATTCAAGTAGGCAAGACCGTTGTATGGCTTGGCTTGGTTCAAGACATACTTGATGTTCCAGTTAACTCGCAGTTGATCCAGTATTGGTTTACCTAAACCACCCGCATCACCGTAGATTACAGACTCTTCCAGTTTATATTTTCTAAATAAAAATTCCAGATGATCGACCAAGGCAACTGTATCCCTAAAATTAAATGCTTCGACAGCCAGTGTCTTGTTACCATTTCGCACAACAAGAACCTGTTCATCACCACCCGCTGACAAGTCTAATCCAGCAACATTGTGTGGTTCATCTATATGCTCCAACTCAATCTTATCCAACTCGACAAGTTTCTGGTGATTGATGACGACTTGCTCATCCATACCACCGAACTCTGCCATTATCATGGATTTGTAGAGCGCAGATGTGTCTCCGTAAGACTCCTTTATTTCTTCTATATAGTCTGTCGAGAGATGTGGGCAATCAAACGCTGTCACATGATATTGCGTCCAGTTGCCTCCAGTACACACATTATAAAAATGTCCCGAAGGTGGGCCGGGGCTTGAGACATCCACACGTTTCGTGAAGCCTGTGCAACGTGCTAGTGCCGTGAAGATTTCATCGGGAACTGACTTCGCCTCCGAGACAAATATTGCCAACTCACCATTTTGCACGACAGGATGCCAGCCTTCCGCTCGTCCCGGCTCATCCGTCACAAACAATTCTATTGTTGAGTTGTTGATAAGGTTTGTATAGTGCCGATAGTTCATCTTCCAAACCTGTGTTCCAAACATCTTGTTTACAGATGTCATCAGTTGTCGGATGTACTTGTCGGTTTGTCTATCAAGCTGATTACCAGATGCCGTGGTAACAATGGCGACTGCATTCGCTGATGTCATGCAGGTCCACAAGGCACATGGCGCAATTACAAACTGGTCCTTGCCTGAACCGTTGGCCGCACGAACGGCTGCCTTGAATGGCTTGGCTGCACTCGACGGCTTACCATAGTCAGTCAGAATTTCCTTTTGCCAAGGATGCAACTTTAAAGTTCCCTCCAAAATGTCATCGTCAATGACGGTGAGCATCTCGTAAGGATCAGTAAAATCTATGCTATCTTCTTTGCCCATAGTAAGGCTTGGCGTGTCCTTCGCTCACAAGAGTCTTGTTCAAGTCTTTCTTGCCAACGTATAAAACACCAAGCACACGACCAAACTTACCTTTCTTATCCAAGCGAGTTTTAATAACACATTTGTTCTTGTTTTCGCGCAGCATCTCCTTTAGCCGTGCCTTGGCAGCAAGACCAGCAACCTTCTCTTCTTTATCGCGTGTCCGACATTCTGGCGTGTTAATACCGTATAATCGAACGCGCTGCTTGGAGTGCATGTCAAAACCAAGATCAACAAACGCATCAACCGTATCGCCATCAACAACACGGGTAACTTCTGCGCTGTAGTGGTATAGTTTACTTTCCATCAATCAAACCAGTCTGTTAGAAAGTCTTTCTCCAGCAAGTCTTCTGGATTTGCCTCGGCTCGTTTCTTTGCAACCCGCAGTTGGCTTGGTGTAAACAAGTAGGGTGTTTCGTTGTCTCCCTTACTGTCTTCAAGATATGTGAAGATATATTTGGTGACTGAACCGAACTTTCTGTTTTTATTCTGCACGGCAAAGAGCCGTCCGTTTTTTACCTTTAGTCTGTCGTGTATCATGCTTCTATTGCTTTTTTCATTACTTCACGCGCTTTTTCTAATCGCACGTTGAAATCGGCTATGTTAACCTGCGTCTTGCCCTGCGGTTCTTTCAAGCCTTGTCGCTGGTCTAATACATAGAACGCAGCCTTTAACGCTGCGTTGTCGGCAGTACCGACATGGAGTGCTGTTCTCACAACATCCAATGCCGTGTCTTCCAAGTCCTTAAATTTCTCAGAGAGTGGTGAATCATTCTTGCGATTACTCAGGATTAATTCAACATTCTCCTTTGGATAACCAAGGTCTTCCACGATCTCTTCAACCGTGAATCCCTCCTTCGCCAAGTTAATTATCTGCTGACTACTCACCGGGAGTGAATGATACTCTTCCTTGAATATAACGAGGTTGCCACCCTATGGGTACTCCATAAGCACCAGCCTCGCTATAATCTATTCCGTAACTAAAACCAAACTGATCTTTGAATATTCTTACTGGTAACAATACTCGCATTTCCTGACCTTCAAGGTTTGTATATACAACCTCTTCTCTATAACGCTTTCCAGCTCGTTCTGCCGCTTCTTCTACTCTTGGGTCTGTAACTGCCCATGTGTTTGGATCTTCTTTTGGTGTTATTGGACTTACATAAACACTACCGGGATCATTAGAATAATGATCTGGAAAGTTACCTTCGTAATTTGGATGGTCTGGATCTGCTGATTTTGGTAATCTATAATTATATCGTTTTCCAGTAATGTGTGAATCAAGCCATCCCGGTTGAGTTTCAATTTTATCTAGTTTGGTTCGCCACTCATCACTTTCCCAGCCAAATCCACCCTGTGATAATCCTAATTCTTCTTCTTCTTTTGTCCTTCCCCATGAACCGCCCATCCAAAGTGGATCATCTTCCCCTCCTGTTGTTTGGCCTGTGTTTGTTCCTTGCTGTTTTTCCCACTCTTCGTTGTCTTTTTTATGTTGCTGCTCTAGTTCTATATCTTCCATTTTTCTGGAATATTCAGCTTGTTCACTGCCAGCTTTTGGATCGTCCTTTCCTCTAGCTGGAAATTCCATTGGTAACATAATCATGCGGTCATACTCTTCCATTTGAAGAGGATCATTGGGATCTATTATACTACCATCTTTTCTTACGGGAACTTTAACTGCTGCTGTATATGTTGCGTATGGTTCAGTTGGGTCTTCTGCTGGTTCTATGCCGAGTTTTTTTAGTTCTTCCAGCGTGTCTGGTTTTATTTCCGGTAAGTCTTCTTCAAGTTGTGTGATGTCTGGCTTTCCTTCTAGTTGATCTTCAGTTAATTGGTCTATTTCTGGAGGTTTGCCTTTTGGAAATTCACCTGTTGGATCACCAAGTGTTTTTGCTTCGCCTAGTGGTGGTTGTATTTTTGGGGGTAATTCAGTTTCTTTTCTTATGAATTCTTGCCGTTCTTCTTCCTGTTGTTCTTTCTGTTTTTGTTTTTCTCGATCTTTCTGTGATTTCTCAAATTCTTCACGCTCTTTATCTGTCCATTCTCGACTGGATTCTGGCGATTTACCTTCGTATGGTTTTGTTCCTTCCGCTCTTTTTTGGCCTTGTGGCATTTCACCTATAATCCCCTCGGCTATCTCCGCTGCTTCCGGTGGTGTGATTGGTGGGCCTTTGTATTTTATTGTCGGTTTCGCATCTAACTCTTCTTGTGTTAATTGGTCTGAATCTACTGGAGGTGGTGGGGGTGTTGGTACAATTGTAAGCGTTTTAGCGTCTTCTAATGGTAATTCTGATTTCTGTATGGGCGGTTTGTCCTCAGATGTTTCTGTTACTTGTTGTTCTTCCGCTCTTTGTATTTGCGTTGGACTTGCTTGCCTTCCTACAACACTCTCTGCTTCACCTTGCTTATCACTTGCCCTAACTTGTTTTCCAGTTTGTTGTTCCGCTTTCTCCAGAGCTATTGGATCGTGGTCTGCTCTTTCATATTCCTGAGTTTCTTTTGGTCTTTTTGGTGGCCCAATAGTTATTTTTAATCTTGATGGTGTTGGATCAGCTGTAAAATCAAATAGTTTTGAGTTTTTTAATTTATCTTTAAGGTTTCCAGATCCAATTTTTGGTAAAATCTTTCCTAATGTGTTGTTGTAGCTTTTTTGAATAGCTTTTCCGGCAATCCAAGTTGTTCCGTAAATAGCATCTTGTATTGGATTACCTTTCATATTTGGGTGTTCTGCAAACGCATCTGCCATAGCATTTGACATGTCCTTTGCAATTGTCGCTATTGCTGGTAACGCTGCTCCTAGTGGACCGTATGTATTTACTAAATTAGCTGCATTTATTATTGCTAACCATTGTAAATCACCCATCTCTTGTATTTCTATTTTGTCTTCATTTTTAATTATTCGACCTAAATTTGCGAGTGTTTTTCCATATTTTGGTCCCACACCAAATTCATTCGTTTCCCAAAGTAAAAACTTTTCTTCACCTATGCCATTAAACCACTCCTTTATTTTTTGACCTATTCTTACAACTTCTTTTTCTTTCTCCGGCCTTGGGTATTGGCCTAACTCTGTTGGACCAAGCATTGCATCACCCATTGACTCTACACCTTTTAATACACCCAATACTGCATCACTTGGGTTTGGACCTGTGTATTCGTAAAATCTAAAGGGTTTCTCACCTTTTGCCACAGGATCTCTGTCTTCACTTTTTGGTGGATGATATATTACTTTTGGTTCTTGTGGTGATTGAATTGGTGGTGGTACGAGAGGTTGCCTTGGCGATACTGGTGGATTAATTTCTGTACCTCTAACACCGGGATGTTCGTAAAATCGAAAGTCATCAGTTCTATATCTTGGGTCATCTTCTTGGAATGGACCATATTGAGGTTCTCGTTTACCTCCATAAATTCCTGTTGGTACATCCCAATCAATTGACTCGTATGGGCCAATTTTGACAGGTTCAGCTGTTGTGTCTGCCCTGTTTAACTCTTCCCTTAATTTATTCGCGTATGATACATCATCTAGTCCTTGTTGTTCGTCTGAGCCTTCATCATCTTCTGGTGGGTCTTGTGTAACCGGAGGTTCTGGCTTAAATGGTTGCTCAACCGGAGCATCCACAAGTTTACCCCACCACTCACCCTCTGGGTTGACTAGTCGCGCTGGCGGCAACCCAGATTCCCGCGCACGGAACTCTGCGTAACCACCGGGAATGTGCTTGATTAGCGGCCCTTCAGCTACTTTAGTCGTTGCCATACCTCTGGATTAACATGGATTGCATACCGAATCAAGGGAGTCTTCTCGCAAATCTCTATCGAGCGTTGGCTCATAATTCGTAGGGTAGCAACATGTATGCCAACTTTTGATTTTGTCTTACAGTAAAAGTTAAGGTTTTTTGAGGTCATTTTTTCAGAGATGTGCATAGTTCTGCAACAGCACAACTTCTGGACCCCTCCCCCCTTTGTTATCCCTCCCCCTCTAGACACAAAAAAAGCTGACCTTCATCCGAAGGCCAGCATTAGTACTACAATCCACCAGATTATGATGAATCCCTGCCAAGCATACTTATCAATCGTTTCCACCCGGCATTGCCTCCATGTCATAGTCTGCTGTACTCTGCATTTGTTCAACGTCAACATCATCTGGCCCATCAAACACTTCATCAATCGCCTCTGGTCGATACTCTGGCCTCGCAAATGGCTCCAGTTCGGGTGCAAGATCTGCCACTTCCAGTTTCGCTTCTGATACTCCCAATGCAGATCTTAATTTGCCAACAATTTCTAGTAATCTGGAAAACTGTTTTCCCAACGCTTCATACTCTTCCATGCACAAACTCACACGTTTCCGTTGAAAATCCATTTCGGCAAGCATTGTGGCGCGTTCATACTCCCACTCACGTTTCTGACGACGTAGTGATTCCAGTTCCTGTTTTTCAATTTCAGTCATAACATTAGGCGGGTACTACCCGCAAACCAAAGACTGACAGAATTCAGCATATTGTCAACCATTTAATTTGTACTTTTTACGTTGACAACTTTTGCATGGTTGATACTCTTTTCCCGCTATGTTCGTTTTTGACATCTTGTGCAAGTTAGCTTGCGAGGCTGAATCTAGCCTTTCGTCTACTGACATGATGCCAGAGGCTTTTTACGATCTGTCTGATCGTAATAAGTGGCTTGTGTACCATTGCATGACTCCGTACTCACAGGATCTTTACCGACTAGTGCATGTCGGCCCTAATGATCCAGAGTCAATGCATGCATGGCTTTGGTATGTGTAGACGGTCATAACATGGGGGAGTGGCTTCGGCTGCTCCCCTTTTTTCGCTTCTTGTGCAGTGTGCAACTCGTGCATCTTGTGCAACTTGCTAATATTGTAACTAACTAATGTTATTATTCACTCCCGTGTATTAGTTGTTACCAGCCAATAGAGCATTGGCCGCACGCGGCCATTCCTCTTTATTGGCTGGTCCCGAAAAGCACAAGCAAAAAGTGAGCTAAAATTTTAGCTTGTAAGTGGGTTGATGTTGCATTAGCTTGGCTCTTGCCGCTAGGCAAATGTTATGACAGAACAAACAAAACTACTGGCCGAGGCTATTGATAAAGCCTTGGAAATTATCGAGAGAAACATCCATCAAAAAATTGATGCGCGGTTCGATGCATTACACACACACTCAGATCTTGAAACGGATGCGGCTGAAAAGTTCACCGAAGAAAAAATCAGAGAGATTGCAATTGATGAGGCCAGAGATCTTATCAACGGTTCGTCAATTACTGCCTCGGATTAACATATAAATGGGGAACATCATGGCCCACCTCGCAAGGGGTGGGCTTTTTTATTTAGTTTATTTAAATAAACGGATGCGGCGCACAATCTAGTTGGGTTGACATGTTGATTTATAAATTAACATTAACCAAGGCGACTAACGCATTGACAAGGAGAGAAAAAAATAAGATATATATTTCTATATATACAAGGGCGTAAGGGGTATCCATGTTGATGTTAATTTATAAATCAACCAATCAACCCAACCACAAGCCCGCTAACCTTCTTAAATATTTTTTGAAAAATTCAAAAATTAAGGGTTGACAAAACTTACCCCCTGCCGCATCATCCTTGAACTGGCTTGGCCAGACTACATATGAAAACTAAATTAATATCCAATGACGGAAAGCAGGCGACAGTCTGCCTAGTAAATGAAGACGGTTCACAAGGACCACAACTCACGCTTGCTCTTGAAAATAGCTCAAAAGGGAAAACACCATTCACCTATTGGGGATTCACCTATGGAACACAAGCAGTCAACGATCTACAAGACTACGTTGACTGGATTTGCCAACTAAAAAATAACGGTTCAATTGATTGTGAAGCAGACGAATTCATTAGGGACGCCATTGCCTACCGGCTCAACAATGGAGCATTTAAGACCGCTCAAAAGACCAGCAAAGATGGTGAACGTCTTGACAACTTGGGCATTGAGGCAAAGCTCGACAATGTCACAAATGCTCTTGCCGGTAAAGAGTGCTTCAAAATCAGAACTCCCGGCGAGTCTCAATCTACACTCAAAACCAAACTAAAGGAGACTGAGGAACGGCAAGCGCGAATGGATGAAATATTCAAAGAACGCAGGAAACTTGAAATTGCATCCCGCAAAGCAAAAGGAAAAGCACAAGATGAAATCTATGCCAAAATGGATGCGCTTGATGCAGAACACGACAAACTGAACGCATAAAACCACAAGGGGGGTGCAATTGCACCCCCCATTTGTATAAATGAACAAATCAGAACTTGAAACATTTGCTAAAAATCTTGGCTTATCTAGGCCAAACGATAAGCAATTTAAAAATACATTCCCTGCTGAAGATTTCGTAGACAACAACGGAATTCCAACCATAAGTGGACCACCGCCCAAAGAACTGGCTGCTGCAATTGGCTTTTATATATTTGCAGCGTGTGAGGCATTGGATGATTTTTGTATAAACAAAAATGTATTTGGTGGGTGGAACAGAGTCACATGCTATCACCGATTTGACGAGGAAACAGACACGGAGTCTTGTGTTTGGGGTGCTTGGGAGTCTCATTGCACCTCAGATTTTATCGCTCATTGTAAAGAGCGGCTACCTTGGGTTGAAATATGGAAATAAAATCACAAAAATTAGAAACATCTTGGCTAAATATCTTGTGTGGACCGCGCATTTCTTATGATCCCCTTGCATATACTTGGCCAGAGATTAAAGAACTTCCGAAATCAACAAATAAAAAAAGAGCGCAAGCCCTATCTAACAAGCTCATTGGTACACAAGATTCACCAAAAATGATGGGCAACGGTGAATCAACCATTTACAACTCACTTTTGCATTTCACATACGCAGTAGACAACAAAATAAACTGCGTTTGGCCTTTCCCTGAAGAACATTTGCACCCTGCCATACAATGTGAATTGCCTAATCTAATTCTTAACCTAATTTACGAGTGGCCAATTGCCGATCTGATGGGGTTGCGTGAAAAACTAGATGAATTATTCACCTTGAAAGTATTAATCCCCACACACTCTGAGAATTTTATTCTGCGTGTGCAGAATCTAATAAGAAAAGGAAAACTAAAAAATACAAATGTAACTATACACTACCATGAAAACTGAAACCATAGTCAAGCAAATGCTGACAGAGAACACAGGCCGTCACATGTTAGATAGTGGCGGGGCAAATAATCGCCACTGGCAACGCAACCAAGGCCGTGATTTCGACAACGAGCCAGAGACAACAGCGGAGTTCTCAATCTACAAAGATGAACTAGACATCTGCATTACTCACAGCCTCTACCACTGGATGATCGACAGGCTAGACTACGATGAGCGCATTGATTCTGCTTTTCAAAAGTTTGCTACACGCAAATCACAAGTTGATTTACACTGGCCGACAGTAGTTGAGAACTTCATCAAGTGTTTCAACGCAACTTCTATTATAGGTCAAGATCCAGTGGGTGAGAATACTTACAATGGTGAGTGTCTGCTGTCACAAACAATACAGTACACACAATTCACCATTCACGGTTGCGATGATTATGTGGCAATCCAAGTCCACAACGGTGCTGATGTTCGTGGTGGGTACACAATGCCACGCATCTTTAGTTGTGGCGAAGAGGTTTTTTACTACACAGACGCACATCTTTACGCGCCAAACACGCTTGACCCCAAGCAAACCATCATGCCATTTGGAACAAACGACAACTCACACTCTTGGTACACAGACGACGGTTACAACTTCTATGGAGACGGTTGCGAAGACCTTAAAACCTACAAGGCAACTGATGATCCACAACTGCGAGGTCAAGGACTGATCTTCGTTGAAGACGGCAACGCCTACTCTCCTATCAACGGCGCACAACTGGAGGCCACAACATGATCCTACAAATCAAGTGTGAGTGGTGTGACAAGATGTTTGATCCCACCAAGAGAAATCAAACCAATCATATATCTACATACAACCCTGAAACAGGCACATACTCCAACGGCAAGAGGCCCAAGTATTGCTCAACTAAATGCGCCCAACGTTTTGCGGAAAGGAAAAGACAGTCAAGAGGAGAAGGTGCAAGGCTGAACGATGAGCAAAGAGCAGAAAGAAGAAAGCTCAAGAAAAAGTGTGACGAGTGTGGCAAAGAGATGCTTGCCTATAGGTATGAGTGTCCAAACAAGATGCTTAATTATTGTAGCTATGGGGCCAAGAGTTGTGAGAGCAAAGCAAGAATGCGTAAGCAAAAGAAAAGCCCTGAGTATGAAGCACACCTAGCAAGGTGCAGACAGAAGACAAAAGAAAACCAGAAAAAAGAACATGGAAGGAATTGTGTCCAGTGTGGTGAGTGGTTCAAGTTCACCATCGGTGTGAGAACATACAAGAAAGTCAGTGAAGCAGAATCGCTGGCCAAAGTCGGCTCACGGGATTGGGCCGGTAGAGTAGAGAAATCCATCCCATTTATTTATTCATCACAGAAATACTGCAACAAAAAATGCTATACCTTGGCCATGCGTATAGCTGCAAAGAGTTGGGCAAAACCGCTTGTGGAAAAGGTGCAAGCGGTGTGTAAACGTCCCGAATGTTCAAACACTTTCACCACTACAAAAGGCAGACTTAACAGGAGCCACAATCCTAAAAGATACTGCTCCCAAGCTTGTTCCGTAAAGCACTACAGGGAACTACACCCGGAGATGGTAGAGAAGAACTACCTGAGACACCTCAACAGAATGAGGAACAACCGTGAGGCTCAACTAAAGAGAAACACCTATATGAGAACTTTAAGAAAAACAAGTCCATCATACGCAGTGGCCTGTCGCCTGAGAGGTAGGGTGAGAGATGCATTAATGCTAGAGTCAGGCTTGAAAAAAAGAATGTCTACTGAAGAATTAGTAGGTTGCTCCTTTGATGACTTGGTGATTCACATTGAATCAAAGTTCACAGCGGGCATGAACTGGGATGTATTCCTAAAATCCGGCGGTAAAATTCACATCGACCACATCATGCCATGTGCGGCATTTGATCTAACCAATGAAGAGGAGCAGCGTGAATGCTTTCATTGGTCAAATTTACAACCGCTATGGGCGGTTGACAACCTAAAGAAAGGAAAGAAAATAGTATGAGAAAAATAGCACAAGACGCAGCTCGCGCATTTCGCAATGATCGCAAATTCACACGCGACAATACGCAAGTTAGAACAACAAAGACAATCGCTGGGCCAATGACTGAGTTAATCTTGCACGGTCACGTTATTGCTCGACGACGCAACGGTCAACTCTTCGTTACACTAGCGGGTTGGCCAACACCCACAACCAAGTCAAGACTCAACGCCTTGTTTGCTGAGTATGATAGAAGTATTCGGTTCTTTCAAGAGGACCACGAACAATACCTCGGTTCATTTGTGGGCCATCAATGGACACAACCTATTGACAGTCGGAGTTGGTACAAGGTAATAGACTTTTATCCAAACACACTGCGAGATGAATTAGGAATAGAAAGGGTTAGCAGATATGGACTATAATTGGTGGGATAATGATTTTGCTTACGGCAAACGGTCTAGAAGAGGTAAGCATCACAACAGCAAGTTTTCACGCAATTGGTTAACTCAGAAAAGCAATGGTCAACTTGTGCTGCGAAAGTATCCGGCTAAAAACAAGTACTTTGAATCTTATATCAACGATTGGGAAGATCCACCTGAGTGCAACAAAACAATAGATCAATACAAGTACATGCTAGAACACAAGGTACACTGTTGCATTCCTCCACTAGAAGTACTACCACCAAAAGACTACTCAATTTTTAATTCTTATATAGGACTAATATGAATAATTATTGTAAAAGTTTTGATGATGCTTTTAAGAAGTTTGCTATACGGCATGGACTGAATAGGAGTGAGGTTGGTCTACATGAAAGTAGAACAGCAAACTACAAGACAAATTATCCTGACAAAAAGTATAGGATAAACAGGGCAAGAAAAATCTACGGCAATCCTGACAAATGGGTGCGCTGGGCAAGAAAGGAAAATAAATGGGACTAGATCAAAGAGCGTATGCCACAAAAGGTGGCAAGGAAATAACATTAGCCGAGTGGCGCAAGCACAATCGGCTACAAGGCTGGATGGATAATCTCTATCGCAGTCGAGGTGGTGACGAAGTATTCAATTTGATACCAATTGAATTAACTTCTGATGATATAGATGAACTAGAAGAGACAGTCCGTGGTGCAATGTTGCCGAAGACTGAGGGATTCTTCTTTGGTAGAGATTCGTATGATGATATGAATTATCACACTACCAATGATTTAAACTTCGTTGCAAAAGCAAGGAAAGCACTTGCCGATGGCTGCACTGTAACCTATGAATGTTTTTGGTGAACCAATCGCTATGTTTTGTGTGCCGGTTGTAAGCCATACCAGCATCATAACCAATAGCAACATTATTTGTACCCGTGGTAATTCACCGATATGCTTGGGAGATTCCGCCCGATGAGGAACTTCTGGATGAATGGATGCATCGAATCTGCAAGAGAATCAACAACAGATCTTGCCTTAAAATCATCGAAAAATGCGGAGTCCTCAACACTTGTGTTGAGGGCTATAAACGTGCGTATGTGTTTGCATTCACATACGTCACAATACATGACAAAAACCTAAAAGAAATAGACAAACTAATATATGAACTATAACTATCAAGTCGTTAGTCGATCAATTTTTGATCGAGGAGGAAACAAGATCGAAGGTTACAAAGGAAACTTTCGACAAGACACAGGTGAATGCCTTGCTGTTACATCAGACAAGTACAAGATTATTCATCACCAAAATGTTCTCGATACTATCGAGGATAATCTGGACTTTGGCCCTTACAAGCGCAAGGTCTATTCAATCAACGGTGGTCGGCGCATCTATGCCGTCTATGATTTCAACGATCAACGCCGTCAAATACAACCGGGAGATGATGTTGGCTTTCGCCTGTTGGCCAAGAACTCATACGATGGTTCAACTGGTGTTATGTTGGGGGCTGGTTTACTTCGCATGGTTTGCTCCAACGGCATGATTGTGATGTCGGACAGCAAACAAGTGAGTCGCCAACACTCGACCAACATTAACTTGGAGTTCCTTGAAGAGACGATTAAGGCATCCAAAGAAAGCTGGATTGCTTCTGTTGAATTCTTCAAGCACATGTCAACCAAACTAATTACTCCGCTTGAAGGTACGGAGTTCTTGGATTCGCTTGCAGAGAAGCCTGTCAAAGTTGCCAAGAAACATATTGAGGAGATCAAGAAGATCTGGCTAAAGCCAACCTATGATCTGGACAGAACACGCAGCACTTACAATCTATACAATGCTGTCACTCAATATCTCACGCCTCTTGCTGATGATAAGTTTGAGTTAACGCAACGTGTCTCCAAGCAAATCCTTGCAAAGCTAACATGACACTTGATGCATGGGGTCAACGAGAGAATGAACATCCTCCTGTTGAGCCAGAGAAAAAACAGTGGATTACGATAACACTCTCGTTTGAGTGGTCATCCTACAACGATCATCCTAGTGATTGGAATTGGTCTAAACTATTAGAGGAAGCCATAACGAGTGAAGTTATAATTGATGAGTACAAGGATGAGTAAACTTATCACGCAAGATCCGCACATGCTTGAGCAAATTAGATTTGCTCAAGTGTTAGCATGTCACGACTCCCCCGTCTTGGTGACGGGGGAGTCTGGTACGGGTAAAGAGCATTTTGCTGAAATTCTACACGGCAAGCGTACTCGTAAAGACACAACTCGCGGCTCCAACTTTGTAGCCGTTAACACAACCACACTGGCTGAAGATCTTTTTGAATCTCTTATGTATGGTCACATGCAAGGTTCATTCACGGGAGCAACCCGTGAAACAGGTGGCCTAGTGCAACATGCAGAAGATGGCACTCTATTCCTCGATGAAATTGGTGAGTTACCGCTTCCCTTACAGCCCAAATTATTGCGGTACATACAAGAGAAGAAGTTTCGCAAAGTCGGAGCAACAAAGATGGTTAAGTCCAAGTGTCGAATTGTCTGTTCTACAAACAGGGATTTGCGTGAGATGGTAAGGGAAGGCAGCTTTCGCCTCGACCTATTCCACAGGATCAGCGTCTTTGTTATCCAAACCACACCACTCCGAGATAGACCAGATGACCTTGCTCTATATATCAAGAAGCAAGGTTTCGATAACCCGAAAGAAATCACTGAGAAAATCTTGAAGCTAACGCCACTCTACGGCAACTACCGTGAATTACAAAGCATCCTTGCTCGGTACAAGTTGTTGGGTGAATTAATCAACTATTAACAATAACTCCGAATCGGTTGGCATGCAAGTTGCTAATATGTTAATCGGTTTGCTTTTTAAACCTTACTATGCAATACAAATTAGAAAAATTCATTGATGGAGACTTCCGTAAAATCTCTTTTTACGTTCCGGTCTTTGAGAAGTTAAGCGAAGCAGTCGAAGCCTACACAGAACCTACTGTTTTGGCCCTGCTCAATCAACAAGTTCAGTCTAGGCTACGCACAAAAGTGAAAAATAGTCTGCCAAAAAACTTGCCAAGCTCACAGCTTCATCGGTACAAAGATGAGCTTTATCGCAAACACCCTGACGGTTGCATCTTCTCCAAGGAAGATTGTAACGGCTGGCATCCAACAACAAGAGAGTTATCCGCAAAGAAACTCTTCATTATGTCACAACAGGCTATGGCCAATGGTGATACAGATAAAGCAAAGGAATTAATGGAGCAATGCAAAGCGAAGACACTAGCATAAAGCCAAGACGCTCAACTTATTCACCAGCAGCGGCCAAGCAGATTCAACCTATCTTGGATCAGCTATTGGAGACAGGGCGGGACGCTTACATGTCGTCACAAGAGACTAACATGACTCCCAACACATTGTACGTTAAGTTTAATGATGGTTTTAAGTTCATCATCGACAACTTTAACGAGGACAAATACACACTACTACGACCTCGTGTTGCTGTTCGCAAGATGGACAATGGAATCCTTGTCTACTTCAAGGACACAACAAAGAATACAATGGCTCTCCGTGAGATCGAATACGAATTCAACGATTCAATCAAGTGGAAGAATGATCTTGAGACATGGTACAAGACTGCCAAGGACTCTGAGTTATTTGAGCGAAGTGTCGCTGTGAACAATGATGATAAAGAGTGGGTCTACAATCTAGTTGGCCCTGAGTCTGAAGTGGATATAACTGAATCGAAAGTGAGGGTGATGAAATGACTGACGCATTGTTTGCAGACATAATTTGTACACTCTTTTTCTTTTTCTTCTTTGGTTGTTTATTTTGTGCAGCCTTTGACATAAACACATGAAATCAATCAGACTATCTTCTAAAGTATGGGCAGACTTGGTGTTGTGTAAAAACAGTTTCAACAAACTTGGAGGAGATCATGTATCTATCGGAACTATTGTTGAAGACTTGGTAAATCGACACTTGTCTGCCTATTTAAGCTCTGAGCTATCTAAAAGAACAGCCAAGTTGAAAAAAGAACATGCAAAAAGAGAAGCAATAATCAAGAAGCATGTAAAATCAATTAAAGATGTATCATATCTTTATAAAAAATCTGCAACTAATGCAGATTTGCTAGTGAAATGACACTTGAACAATTACTTGATGTGTCAGTAGACAAGTTGGAGAAGATGACTGACTCGGAGCTTCTTGAACACATGAAGCCCTACTTGGAGATCGCTCGTCCAAATGAACCAGAAGAATTAAACATGGTAAAGAAGCGGCGTGGTCGCAAATTAAACCTTGAAACATTATCTTGAAAAAACAGAAGACAGGTACATCCTGAGAATAGATGCCTCTTCTTATCGTGAATCAACATGTGACTTGAAGTTCTACTACACCACAGTTCGTGGTCTGCGGAACAATCACATGAATCACAAAATGGAGTATGGCACTGCATATCACAAGGCACTTGAGGAATTCTATTCAAGCGGCGACAAGACTACCGCACTCAATCGTGCCTTGGAACACTACTCTAACCCTGAAATTGTTGTGCCTGAAACTGACTGGCGCACATCGGGTCATCTGGCCAACTGCTTGAATCAATACTTTGAAAATTATGCAGAGATTGATGGTCTTGTAGTTGACCGGCACATGGGCGAACCACTTCTTGAAATGAAGTTCGCGTATCCGTTCTATACAAACGGCACAGTTGATGTGTTGCTTTGTGGTACAATAGATTTTCTCGGCACTTACTTTGGCGAGAACATAATCTGCGATCACAAGTCCACGGCAGTCACAGCAATTGACCGTTACCTCAATGCCTATCGCATGTCCACACAACTGATGGCATACACGATGGTGCTACGCAAACTGTTCCCTGACCGCAACTACCAAGCCATTATCAATGGCATATTCTTGTCGCGGTCCGGCAAGAACAAGTTTCAACGGAGTGCAATTCTTGATTTCTCTGCTGATAGAATGGAGAAATTCGAGAACCACTTGACGCAGACGGTAAAGAACTTTGCTGACAATATCAGATTGGGATTGGAGAAAAACATGATTCCCTTCTTGCCAAATTTCAATTGTTGCGAGACAAAATTTGGAATGTGCAAATTCGCTAATGTCTGCAATGCAGGCGAACACGCCGAAGTTGTTATAGAAAATGAATATTATACTAAACTCTACAACCCATTAGAATTCCAAACATGAAAGATCCAGAAATAAAAAGACACGCTCTAGAATTGTTTATAAAGGAAGCTCCCAAGAAGTTTGAGGTTGGCATGATGGAACACAATCCCAAAGGAGACAAGGGAATGTGGCGCATGACGACTGAGCAACTTGTTGATTCCGCAATTGAAGAAACGATAGATCAATTTCACTACCTTTATGTATTGAAAGAAAAACTGAGAAGAGAGAGAGAACTAAAAGAATTAAAAGAAAGGCAAAAATGAACAAACCTCTAATTGGAATAGTCGGATCTAGTGGGACCGGCAAGTCAACATCACTGCGGAATCTACCGTCCAAGGATACAATTATTATTGACCTTGAGCGCAAGGGATTTCCATTTCAGGAAGCTAAAGACTTCCATGTAATCACAGCTACAACGTTGCCTGAGATAGACAAGGCGATAGACACAGCTACAAAAAATGCAGACATCGTTGTCATCGAGTCGTTCACCAAGTATTGTGAAATCCTCATAGACACAGCCCAGAAAATGTATAAGGGTTATGATGTCTGGTCATACTACAACAAGGCTATTCGCAAGATGCTTGAAAGCCTCAAGAACGAGAAGGCTATCGTTGTAATCACAGCCATAGATGAAATTGTCAAGGTCATGCAACCAACTGGCGGCGAGTATAATACCCGTCGCATCAAGGTGCAGGGCAAAGTACATGAAGGCTGCATAGAGAAGGAGCTACTCCTTGTTTTGTTTACCGAGGTGAGACGCGAGAAGGATTCCATCGAGTATTGTTTCCAGACAAATTCAGACGGGATAACTTCTGCAAAAACGCCGCTTGGTTTGTTTAAGAATCTATACATACCAAACGATCTCAACGAAGTTATAACTCAACTAGAAAAGTACTATGCCTAAACACAATTTAGTGGTGTTAGTAATAACCAATAACCCGCCAGTTAGAAAGGCTGGCACAGGTCTTGGGGATGACTGGGCAACAACCGCCACTAAACCTCGGCTCATTAACTCCTTGGTGGGTCGAGGAGAATTTCCAAACTTTCTTGCATGATGCAAGGATACATAAACAAATGCCTACTATAAACCTAAATGAAGTATCGGAGAACGCTAGACCGTTCTTACCCGCAGACACATACACGATTCGCATTGCTGATGCAGAATCGAGAACGTCTCAAGCTGGCAATCCTATGGTTGTCTTGTCTTGGGAAATTGTTGCACCCGAATCCATCGACGACGATGAATTGGGCAATGTGCGGATTGCTGGTTTGCAATTCCGCGAGTACTTGGTGTTCATGGAGAAGTCTGCCGCTCGTATAAAGCGTGTGCATCGTACTCTTAACCTGCCTCTTGAGTTGGATTGTGAAGATGAAAACGATCCTTGGGGTACGGTCAAGACTAATGCAGACCTATACAAGGGCAAGGCTGCTTACGCGACCATCAACACAGAGAAGATCACCAAGAAAAATGCCGAAGGTGAGGCAATGCTCGACCCTTCAACGGGTGATCCTATCACATTCAACGGTTATTCTGTTAATCAACTCTTGTCGGCTGCGCCCGATCAAGACATCGTATAAACACTAGATGTGTAGGTACAGATTGCTATTAAGATGCAACGAGACTATCACTCTCCATTGATCGCCTACACATTCATGAAAAACGAAGACTATCCGAAAGCTATTCTTACCCTGCTGCTCTATGTAATAATACTAATCCTAGTCAGCATGCAGCAAGAGAAGCCAGTTAAACATACTACACCACTTGGAATTACAAATTTTATATTTGATCTACCTCTGCAAAGGAAAGGATCAGGAATACGATGAAAGAAATACAATCAATAATAGATGAGGTTTGCGCCGAGCAACCCAAATACGCTCAAGCACTTGAGCGTTTGCGTGTAATTAACATGGACAAAACTGCCGAAGCCGTGGCTGATGGTTATTTGTCTGGAATACATGATGTAATCTTGATGCTTCAAGACTACCTCAAGGACAGTAAAGACGGTAAATCAATGCGTGACCAACTAAAAGAACAGGCACTTGATGCGGCACAAACCAACTCTAAACTACAGCGGTCTAACCGTAATACTCGATCAGCCAAGTAGGTTCGACAACTGCGAACTTATTTCTGGCTACGCAGGGCATCTGTTTCAAGGTGCATTGGGAATCCCTCGTCAGTCTTGTGACATTAGATTGCTCAAGACATTAGGCGAGGGATTTCTGCCTGACACAAAGGTCATCTTGTTGATGGGACAAAAGTCCCTCACAGCCTTTAAGAACATTCCACTAGCGGAACAGCGTGGTTGCCCTTGGTTGGCTCACAAGCGCACCTATCTGGCAACCTATCACCCTCAAGACGCCATTGATCGTAAGACCTACTTCAATCCATTGGCCAATGAGACAGAGATGGAGTACGAGACAGTTCGACACGGTAAGACCAAGCGTAGCAACTGGAGATTCTGGATGTTGCGCGATGTCTCCAAGGCTGCTCAATACCTAAAGATCCCAGCTGATCCAAGATCCGGCGAGCTAATCACATATCCGCAAGAACAGGATGTGATTGATGCGCTGACAAACAACAAGGGCAAGGAGATGTTCTTTGATATTGAAACAAATCCAAACTTGGAGATGACTTGTTTCGGTTTCTCTTTTGGTCCTGACAAGGGCTGGTGTGTGCCTATGCTACAAATCAATCACTATTATTATGACAACACTCACAAGATTCTTCGTGCCTTGGCCGTAGCCTTGCGTGATAACACCGTCATTATTCATAATGCCCTGTTTGATTTGTTTGTTATAGCATATCGCTACGGTATCCCTGCTCCAACACGGATATTTGATACAATGCTTGCCCAACATCGCTTGTTTCCTGAAGTAGAGAAGTCACTTGGTCATTGCATTTCCCTATACACAGACCAACCTTACCACAAGAACGAGGGTTGTTTCAATCCACAGACAAGTAGCCAATTCCAGCAACTCTATGAATACAACGTAAAGGATGTACTAACGATGGCTCTTATTAAGCCGTCAATGGACAAGCTGGCAAAGAGTATTCGTGCGGAGAAATCCATTGAACAGGTTAACTCTATGGTTAGGCCATACCTAACTGCGATGTTGCAGGGAATGCGGATAGACACGCCGGAACTAAAGCGGATCTTGATGCACAACGAGCGTTATCAGTTCCAGTTGAAACGCCTGTTGTCAGTCTTACTTAATCGTGAGTTGAATCCCAACAGTCCAAAGCAGGTATCCAACTATCTCTACGAAGGTCTTGGCCTAAAGAAACCTGACCGTGATCCAACCAATGAGAAAACGCTGCTACAGTTGCGCCTCAAGCACAATCTACCAGCCGTCTCGTTGATTCTACGCTACCGATCTGTTGCCAAGGAATCTGGTCAGATCAAGTTCCCGCCCTATGAAGGTCTGTATACAAAGCCAATGGTAGACAGGATCACAACTGCCTATAACTTGGCTGGCACAACAACCTACAGACTCGCAAGTCGTCGCTTGCTTGGTAAGTGGGGAACAAATGTACAGAACATACCCAAGAAACTGCGTAAGTTATTTATCGCAGATCGCGGCAAGGTTCTGATGCAAGTAGACCAGTCAGGTGCGGAGGCTATGGTTGTCGGTTATCTTTGTGTGCCGGGGAATTTTAGAAAATTGTTTCTTGAAGGAATTAAGTCGCATGTCTTCGTTGCCTTGCGTCTATTCTCCGATGTGTGGGAAGCCGAGCTTGGTCAGAGTATGGATGAATTCTGCTCTGCACCAGTTAGTCAGCTAAAGAATATCAAGGGCTGGAAAGATGTGGATGCAGTAATCAAGTCAAGCGACAACTGGCCAGCTAACCGTAGATATTACTTCATGGCAAAGATGGTTTGTCACGCAAGTAACTATGGAATGAAAGCACCAACCTTCCGTATCAACATGCTACAAAAATCTCAGGGCGCAATTGCGCTTGAGAACAAGGAAGCAAAACGCTTCCTTGCAACCTACCACAAACTATTCCCAGAAATCAGCCAATGGCAAAACGAAACAATCAGTACACTCAAAAGAACCAAGATGCTCAAGAATCTCTTCGGCTATCCAAGAACCTTTACCGGCTTTATTGACGAATCAATGTACAAGGAAGCCTATGCATTTGTACCACAATCAACTGTTGGATGTATCACTAACCTAGCCTTTGTCGAGCTACAAAACCGACAAGATCTTATGGATATGGGCGTTGACGTATTGCAAAATAATCACGACAGCGTCTTGCTCCAATGTTATGAGAAGGATGTCCCCTTTGTTGCAAAGGAGGCCATGAAGCACATGAACCGTAAACTCGTCTCGCCGCGTGGTGAACCATTTCAAATGCGTTCAGAAGCGTTGGTTGGACAAAACTGGAAAGATATAGATGAAACCGACAGTATCGTATAACGTAGAAGACACAAATATAAGTGTTGCACTGGACAAAGTCATAGGTGATGACAACTCATATCACGATGACTTACTTCAGATTACAGTAAATGGTAATACATTTGCATTGAGGCTAGAAGAATATGGAATTGTTGCAAACTTGGTAAGCCTAATAATATCTGATGAATAACCTTGAGAAGTGGCGGTTCTATCTCAAGGACATGGAATCCCCAGATCTCTTTATTGATTGGGGATTCTACAGTTTGATAAGTGCCGCCTTGCAAAGACGGGTCTGGTTGTATCCAGATTCAATGGCAATCTATCCGAATATATTCACGCTACTTGTCGGACCACCTGCTGCTGGCAAGTCCCGTGTGATTTCGCAGATTGCCGATATAATCAAGAGCGAGAAGCTGACTGAGCCAGACAAGAAAAAGAACAAGATGGTTCCCATGTTTCCATTTGGCGCAGACACAACAACACAGGAAAGTTTGTTGCGTTATCTGCGTGATGATTGCATGAGAAAGTTTGAAGTACTTGATACAAGGCTTGGTGGGAATGCAAAGCGCAAGCGATCACACTATTCAATTTGTTTTATGATTGAAGAGCTTGGCGTGTTGTTTCGCAAGAACTCTGAAGACATGGTGAATATGTTAAACCAGTTCTACGATGCTCGCTCTTATCATTACAAGAGTAAGCATCAAGGATCAGATGACATCACAAATCTTTGCGTGACAATGTTGGCTGGCACAACGCCATCATTTATTCGTGAAGCATTTAGTGACAAGATCATCTCACAGGGATTCACTTCGCGTGTTATCGTGGTGTTTGGTCATGCGCCCAGATTCTTTCGACAATTCCCCGGTCTAACTGAGGAACAACGACAGTGTCGCAATGATATAGTTGACTATATGCTCAAGCTGCACAAGGTCACAGGTGAAGTTCGACTGTCGCCAGAAGCCTCGGAGTGGCATAAGGAGTTGTATGAGTCAGGTGCATTGTCGAAGAAACGGGTCAACAAAGATCCAAGGCTCGACAATTATTACGGACGCAAGAATGTTCATCTGTTAAAGACTGCCATGTTGATGCACTTCGCAGACAACACAGATCCCATCATCACACTTGATGACTTGAAGAAAGCGTTCAAGCTATTGACGATCACGGAACACAAGATGCACGAAGCTTTTAACACAGTCGGGAGAAATCCCATTGGTGAGGTTACAAAGCACATTCTGCGCTTTATTATCGACTCCAAGGCAGGTGTTAGATACAAAAAATTGTGGTTGAATTTTGTGTCCGAGGTAAGTAAACAAGAACTGGATCAAGTACTTGAGTTCCTTGTAACAACAGAGCAGGTTACAAATGCCGGTGGTTGGTTCACAGCCAATGTAGATGATGTCTACGACACGATGAGTTTTTAAGTCGGGTCAACCAAGGTTCTTTTTTATCTGCGGCTACAGTGTACCGCAGATTTTTTTCTGGCCTTGTTTGTTTATGAAGGACGCTTCGACCGACTATAATGATCTACCACGAGATCCAATATAGCGTAATACCATATCTCTTGCAGCCTCGGTCATGTGAAAAAACTGCTTCTCTTGTGCCATGACAGACTTCGCTTGATCTTTCGTGATGACTGTTCCCGGCATCATTTCGCCACCTGCAAAATCTACAAGTTTCTGACCAAAAGTTTCTGAACCAAGAAACGCAGGTTTTTTTCTATGCATCTTTGACTCAACTTTCGGTGAAGCCTTGAGTCCCAAGTATCTCATTCTTTCCAGATGCCTAGACTCTTCTCTGGTTGAAGGTAATGCTGGCGTAAAGCCTTGACCAGTTCTTGCATAGAGTGCTTGCCAATATTGTTTAAACAACCTTGACTGCTCTACTGGATTGTCAGGTCGCACCGACATCGCTTTCTCAGCAGCTTCCTTGACTGCTGCTGGTAATAATCTGCGAGCCTCGGCAACACTTTTTGCTCGTTTAAACGCAATTCTGGCTGGCCAGTCGTAAGGATTACTAATTCCAGCTGGTACACCGGGATCAAGTTCGCCTTTCTCCAGCGTTCTAAACTTCCGAAGCTGCGCTCTTGCGTTAAAGTCTGACATGTCATCAGACAATGTAAGGTGCTGCAAAGAGTAGCGCAAAGTCTGGTTAATACCCATCACTGTACTTCTAAAAAATTTCAACCAAGCCTTGGCAAAACCTTCATCAAATGCTGAACCAGAACTCATCAAGTGAAAGAAATCTCTGGCTATTGTTGTGGCAGCATCAGCGGCAGGGAACGTCAGGCCACCGGGAATCCCCTCAAGAACTCCACGACGACTTGCCCTCACAACATCATGCAACACTGCTGACTGAAGACCAAAGTAACCAGCAAACGCAACAGAGTTTATAATTGCTTGCAACTGCTCCTTCGGGTTGTCCATTTGAATTGCTTCAATCAACTTCGGATCACTCTGAACCTTGTTTGCAATCTCCTCACTCAAGTACTTGATTGCTTCACCGCCAAGAATTGCGCCAAATGTTGCCTTAAGTAGCGGTAGAAAATCACCCTGTGTTCTTAATGGAAGCCAGATGTCCTTGGCCATCCTGTCTGATTTCTCTATCGACCAACGTGCAAGCGAGGTAAACATGCTGGGAACACCTCGTTGCGTGAACTTGGGTAGACCACGCATATCATAAGTGCCTTGATTTATTTCAACCCACGCAGCACCCGCTTGGTCCAACACCTCTTGCGGAATAGGCTCTTTACTTCCCACCCACTCCGACAAACTGACTCGTCTGCCACGATAGTTTGCACCACCGCCCATCTGCTGATCCAAGTTTCTTAACAACCTGTTGGCTGTCCAGTCACCAATACCTACATATTCAGTTAATCGCAGTCCTTGACGTAGTGCCTGTCTTGTCAACTGGCGACCCAGCGAGAATTGCAATGCTCTGGTGTTTCGTTCCAAGACAGATCGACCACCTATGACAAGCATCGCATCTGCCGCCTTGTTGATCCCGTCAGTAACTTCACTAACACTTTGCTGAGTCCACTCAAGGTTATT